ATTCCATATTTTTTTAATCATTTTTTTTCTCCTCAATTTCGTAAAAGAAATTATCAGTGTCTTCTGTTTTCCATTGACCTGTATCTTCTACATTCCATTCACTTGTTTGTACCTTCCAATCAGGAATATTATCCTTAACTGTAAACGAAGGTAGGTCCCATATACATCTATTGTTTGGCTGAGCCGCATAGTTCCCATCATCGAGGGCTATGATGTGCGCACACTTATGTTCGTGCGGAATTTCCGAATGATCGGTATCTAGTATATTAGCATCTGGGTGAGCCCAGTCAATGGTAAAAAGGTATTTACCATGATGCCATTTCTTGTCTTTACCTATGTATTTGCCTGAAGCGGCGCTTAAAATATCCCAACAATTAACAGCAGGATGATAAGAAAAAGAATTCCAAAGTTGAAGTTCATCAAGTCTCTTAATGGGAACAGACTCCGGTTTAAAACCACGTTGAATAAAAGCCGAAATAGGGAGCCTATAGAAAACAGCGCCATTTTCCATAATAGCGTGAAAAAGTATACCACGTCCAGTAATACTTGATATACCGAATATAATACAATCTTCAACTTCTCCGTGATGTTTTTTACAATCATATAGATACTCTCTTTTTATTTGTGCATACGTTGCCGGTATGTTTGCATTTAAGTAAGCCATAATTATCCATAAATATCTCCCCAATTTTTTCCTGATTCATAATCTACTTTATTAGGGATTTCTAATTTAACAGCATTTTCCATAATCTCAACAATTTTTTTAGCTTGTTTATCAGATTCTACAGATATGTCTAATTCATCATGTATCTGTATGTGCGCTACAATGCCTTCCTTATATAAATCTAACATACATTTTTTTGTCATGTCTGCTGCAGATCCTTGAATTAATTTATTTAATGCTTTGTAAGTGTAAGCACGCTTAATGCCTGGCCCATGTTCCTGAACAGCTTGATCAAATGGTAATGCTTTGTGCATACCGAATTGATTGGGTTCCCATAAATGAAACCTACATAATCTGCCAAGTAAAGTTCTTATCTGTCCCCGTTGTTGTGCCCTGTTAGATACAGACTTCATTAATGATTTAACAAACGGAACTCTGTCGTGATAAATTTGAAATAATGATTCTGCTTTTTCTTTACTAACACCTAATTCTGCTTGTAATTTTGCTTTACCCATTCCGTAAAATAAACCTAAATTAATTGTTTTAGCATCTGATCTAGGTATATCTGCCATTTTAGCTACAATAGTATGAAAGTCTGCATCATCATTTTCATATGAATCTTTTACTGCAAACACACTTGTGTCTTGGTCTAGGGATGCATAATGAACTACAAGTCTTGGTTCTTGTTGACTGTAATCAAAACATCCCCACTCGCAACCTGATTCTGGTATAAAAAGGGATCGAATCATTGGACCTAAGTCCTTGTTACGAGCAGGAATTTGTTGTAAATTTGGATTAGAATAAGAAAATCTTCCTGTTACAGTGCCACCTTGATCAGATCTTAATTGATTAATATCTGCATGTATTCTACCCTTATGTTCATGTTTAATAATAGTGTCTATAAATGTTGTATGTGCCTTGTTTATTTCTCTAGCTTTTGCTATCTTCTTAACCAAAGGATGGTTATGTGTAGACAGAAAATTTTTAGTAAATGAAGGAGCCTGTGTTTTTTCAGTTCTTTCATATTCCAATGAAAGTTTGTCAAAAATTTTGGCAATACTTCTTGCTGCCCATATTTGACATTCTTCTCCTGTTTCTTTTTTTACTTCTAGCAATAATTGTTTTTCTTGTTCGCTTAATTTTTGTTTCAATTTATGAGCGGATTCGGTATCGACACGAACCCCTTTAAATTTCATATCAACTAAACATGGAAACAAATCTGTTTCTAAATCAAATATAGAAGTTATATCTTGAGTAGTTATTTCTTTTTGCATAACTTTCCACAAAGCTAAAGTCACTTCTGCATCTCGTTGTGCATAATTTCCTACATATAGTGCGGGTAATTTCCACATATCTGCTTTAGGATCTAGACCCCATTCTTTGGCAGCGTTAACTAATTCTGATTCATTCTTACCCTGACCAACGTAATCCCAACCTAAACTATTTAAATCAAATCTAAATCTATTTTCGTTTACTAATGACGCTGCAATCATAGTATCAAAAATTCTACCATTTATTTTAAACCCCATGGCTCTAATCCAACACACATCATACATTGCATTATGAAATATTTTATTTGCTGAACATTCGCAAACATCTTTAAACCATTTTAAAACTAAAGCTTTATCTAAATTACCACCACCTTCATGATCAAATGGAAAATAACCAGCATATCCATCTGTAGCAACTGCTATACCTACAACTTTTCCTCTACCAACAACAGCACCAGAACCTTTTGTTTTTAAGTCAGGGTCATATGTTTCTAAGTCAATGGCAATCTCATCAGCATGACGTAAATCTGGAAATTCTGTGGGTTTAACCCACTCTGTTTGCGCTTTAAATACGGGTGTTTTCATATTTTTTTAATTTTCTTTTTGCTATGTTTAAATGCATTGTTTTTAGATCTAATTTCTTTTTTAGTTCTTCTATAATTAATCTTAGTTGTAAGTTTCGATTGACTCCTATCTTCATAATCCCTTTCCTTTATCATTTCTAAATAATGTATTGCTTTTTCTATGTCTTGTTCTTTTCCTTTCGCTGCATGTCTGCATATATATTTTATAGCTGATCCTTCTGCAAAAGGCAAACGATTCTCATTTATAAATCTACTTGGTTGAATTTTCATGTCTTTGTAATGAGATCCTCCAACTTGTTTTTTGTACGCACTCATATTATAAACTCCTTCCGTTTATTATTATTTTTAATTAAAAATAAATTTTGCATTGATCTAGTTACAGCTACATACCAAACTCTGTACTCTTCATCTTTTTTAGATTTTGATTTGTTTGCTGCTTTTATTGTGTTTGCTGTTTCATTTAAAAATAAAACAACATTTGTTGCTTCCCCTCCTTTTGCGCTATGTATAGTTGATATTATTATTCTTGGTTTTTTGTCTACTTTTTCCTTATTAGATAACATAACCCTTAAGTAATCTATTTTATGTGATGGTTCGTTAGTAAATGCCTCATACCATTCTAATTTAAAATTTGGTTTATTATCTTTAATTCTCTCTAAAACTCTTTGCTCTATAATTTCAGGAACATGTTTGCCTTCTTTCATTTTATTCCAATTTTGAATATCTTCATATAAATTTTTACCCATGCTATTTTTTCCATCTACAGCTTTGTAAAATAAACCTTTTTGTTTTAACATTTTTGGTATTTCTTTTAAAAGAGTCTTAGTTCTTGCTAATATTAACCAACTTCCTTTTGACATATCTATATCTTCTATCCTAACAACCTCTAATATCTGTCCTTTTTCTTCTTTAGGAAAATATTTTTTATCTAATCTGTATTCTTCTAATCTATTTATTATGGATAACGCTGCTTTTTGTATTTCGCTAGGCACTCTTTTAGATTGTGTTAACGGTATTTCTATTGATTCCCATTTAATAAAAGATTTTACATCTGCACCGGCCCAACCAAATATTGCTTGATCATCATCTCCTGCAACATACATATCTGCATCATTATCTTTTTCTAATTTTTCTAACATATCCCATTGTATTTTGGAAAGATCCTGTGCTTCATCTACAAAGATAACATCTAATTTATTTGTAACAGTTCCCTTTTCTAAAAATTGTTCTAACATGTCTGTAAAATCTATAAGACCATATAATTTTTTATACGCAACTATTTCTACATCTATTGCTTCTAATTTATTTCTCTCTACCTTGCTTAAATGTTCGTTTAAATCAAATTGATGTAACGTATCTATTCTTTTTACTCTAGCTAAATTTATTAAATTTAAATATTCACTATTAGAACTAAAAATACCATTCCACGCATTTTTTTCATATGACGCATATTTTATTTGTATTCCAGAAGTTTCACCTATGGCTTTATAGTGTAACTCATCCATAACATTGTCTTCGCTTAAACCTAAATCATTAAATGCCAAAGAATGCAATGTTTGAAAGTATTTAATATCTTTTCTACTCAGGTCTTTATTTTTTTTTAAAAACCTATCTTGTGCTTCTTCCGAAGCTTTTCTTGTAAAAGCAAAATAACCTATACGATTTAAAGGTATGCCTTTTGCTAAATATTTATCTACTTGATCCAACAATGTTTTAGTTTTCCCTGTGCCGGGTGGTCCT